GGTTCTATCCCAGAAGGTTACACAGTTAACCACTTCTTGACAGCACCTAACGCATGGTTCCTGACCACTGACGTTCCTAACGGACTTAAGCACTTTGAGCGCGTGTCCTTACAGAACTCAATGGACGGTGACTTTGATACAGGTAACGTCCGTTACAAATCCCGCGAGCGTTATAGCTTTGGCTGGTCTGATCCACTAGGAATCTACGGTTCTTATTAAGATCAGGTGCAACTTGTTGCACTTAAGGAGGGCCCTCACAAGGGGCCCTTTTTTTATACAAAATTTGTTGACTATATTTGAAAATAGTGTATATTAAGGGCATCTGGGAATTCAACCTTGTTGCCACTGGCCCAGCAGACGATGCAACGATTAACAAGGTATCTTTTGCATAAGGAAACTTATAATGGCACGCAGTACATTTGACGGCCCGATCATATCGGGTGACAATCGTTTTGGACCTCTTCGCGATATTGGTTACACAGAGTTAGTCCAAACTTGTTATATTGATTTATCCAATACAACAGTAAACACCGCTGGTTATAGCGGAGCATCAGGACAGTTTGTATCNTCAAACGTGATACCNAACCANAATGCTACTGTNTATACACCNAGCTCTGCATTCCAAAATGCAGGNCCAACAACACAAACAATCCCTGCTGACGTTACTGGTTCAAGTGGCCAGATTTATCGTGGCGCGGTAATGTACGTTCCAATCAACAGTGTTATTCAAGACATTACAGTTGATTACTTACTTGCTATTACTGGCGAAAGTGGCGCAACATTGTCTAACACATCTGTGTTTGTTTCTAACAACTACACAGCCGCAGGCGGTACACCAACATATGGTACAGCCGTTATTTCTTCAAGCACTGGTGTTGGTACAGCAGGTCGTTTGTCTACGACTTACACAGCAACTAACTTGATCAATATGCTGGCAACAACTTCTGATATTCAAAATCCACAAGTGGGAACACAGCCAAGTTTCTTCTCACAAATTGTGTTTACATTGAGTATTACAGGTTCTACTTCTGTTGCAGTGCCTACAGGCGGTAAGCTCAACTTTACTGTTCGTTACACACAGGCTGATCCTAACATCGGTAATTCAACAACTTACCCATACGGTAACTTCGACTAATAGCTAGGGGCCTTGCGCCCCTTTCTTTGATTTAATAGGAGTTTTTATGGGTTTGAATCTGTTTAATTTTTTCTCGCCTAATAACCAAACGGCTAGTATGGGGACACAAACCCCCAGCACCGCTTGGCAAGGTATTGACGGGGCCGCTGAGTTTGTAGCGCCCCAGCGTTTGCGTGATGTTGTTGGTAAGTTAAAAGTTAGCCAATCGCAAAATATTTATGATGCCGACTTTGAATACGGCGTACAACCTTTGCGTTGGGAAAACTTTATTCAGAATACATCTGGACAAGCTTACATTGTTCAGAATCCTGGTTTGGGTGGCGTATCAATGAACATTGGTGGAGGTAATACTCCTGGTGATATTACGATTCGTCAAAGCCGTCCTTATCACAGATACCAGCCAGGTAAGACTTTTTACATGGCATCTAACGTTAACTTTGGTAGTTCTGTTACTGGCCAAACTCAACGTGTTGGTATTTTTGATGATTCCAATGGTATTTTCTTTATGCAGACTGGGCCTACTGGACCTCTAAATCCAGGAGCTATGTATGTAGTTATTCGTTCTGACTCTGGAAGTAATGGCGTAGTTGATCAGATTATTCCTTGCGAGGCATGGAACGGTAATAAGAATATTATCTATGCACTTGATTGGACTAAAGTTCAAATGATATGGATGGAATATGCTTGGTACGGCGCAGGTGCTCTTCGTTGGGGCGTAGTCCTTAATGGCGAGCCTTGGGTATTGCATCAAGTTGGTACTGGTAATGGTGTTATTAACGGCGTTGCTCAAGTTAAGCCTTGGAGCCGTACTGGTAACTTGCCTGTTCGTTATGAGCAAAGAGATAACGGAAGTAGTACAGCATCATTAATGACTCACTATGGTGTGTCAGTATTGATTGAAGGATCAATTGATAAACAGCGTGGATTTACCTATTCATATGGTAATGATGCTAAAACTCAAAACCGTTCAGTTCCTGCATCTTCTGTTCGCTATCCTGCAATGTCATTTAGGATGAGAGCTGTTGGTTCTGATATTTTTGATCAAAGCAATGCGGCGGCTACGGGTGGATCACCTACGACTTTGACAATTAGCGCGGCTACTCCTTCTATATCTTCTGTAGTAGGACAGCCAAACAGTGGTCAGGCTTTGGTTACATTTGGTTCTGCTCATGGTTATGCAGTGACTAACCCAGCCAATGCTAATAGCCCAGCTCAGTACATTACTCTTAGTTCATTTACTGAAGTAGGTACTGTTGCAACTGGAAACTACGCATTCTCTGGAACAACTTTAACAGTTACAACTGCTGTAGCTACTGGAGCTCTTCAAGTTGGACAAATATTGTCAGGAACTGGTGTTACAGGTTCTCCAACCATTGTTGCTCAATTGACTGCTACAAGTTCTGCTGTGGGTTCACAAGCTTTTGCAAGCGGTGGCGCAGTTGGATCAAGTGTTGTTGTATTGGCGGCTGGTACATCGTTTGCAGTAGGCCAGTTGTTTGCGGGTACAGGCGTACCAACAGCAACGTACATTACTGCGGTTAATGGCGCTACCATTACGATTAATAAGGCATTTACAGCTCAAGCATCTGGCACATATAACTCATATGCACCTGGTGGACTGGGTACTTATCAAGTTAGCTCTGCACAAACTACTGGTACTGGCACTTTGACCGCCACAACCACATATGCCGCTCAGACTTGGTTAATTCAGCAAGTGCCATCTACAACCACAATGATTCTTCCAATTCAATTGTTGACAGGTGTAACAGCCACAACAAATCCAACTGGAACATATTGGGGTGCAAATCAGTGGGTTGGTAAGTTTGTTTATTACCAGGCCAGTTTGCCATCTATCAGCGCCATTTCAAATCCTGCATCTGGAACTGTAGCTGGTATTACAAACTACACATCTACAATTACATTTAGCTCTGTTCATAATTTGAAACAGGGTGATGTAATTATTATTAGCGGATCAACTCCTGCTTACATGAATGGTATTTACTCTGTAACAATACCAACTACAAATCCAACTACTACAATTGTGGTTAGCTGGGGTTACTTTGCTTCTGCTCCTGCAAACTATACATCTGGAGCATCTGCTGTATCTCCATACACAGGCCGTATTACATCTAATACAACCAGTGCAATAACATTTGGTGATGTTGTTACGGGTTTACCATTAGCAAATAGTCCATCATCTGGAAATAACTATCAAATTGGTTTGATTGATCGCGGTCAATTATTGCCTGCAACATTGTTATTAAATTCATCTGCAACTTGTTTGGTTGAGTTAATTTCAAGTACGCCTACTAACCAATTGTCTTTAAGTCAAGCAAACTTTGTTGCACTTAACACATTGGGTTCATATAACTCATTTGCTGAGCAAGATTTAAGTGCTACCACTTTGGCTGGAGGTGAGGTTGTGTATGCATTCTCAACTCCTCCTAACGGTTTGCAACAGCTTGATTTAAGCAACTTCTTCCCAGTGCTTACCAACATTAAAGGTAACGTAGCCGACATTTTGACGGTTGCTGTAACTTCTTCTGCTGGTGCTACTGTTCAAATTAACGTTGTTGCACAAGAGGCGATGGCTTAATGTCTACTCCAGCATGGCAACGCAAAGAGGGTAAAAACCCAAATGGCGGCTTAAATGCTAAAGGTAGAGCTTCTGCCAAGAAAGAAGGGCATGATCTAAAGCCTCCTCAACCAGAGGGTGGCTCTAGGAAAAAATCATTTTGTGCCAGAATGGAAGGTATGAAGAAAAAGTTAACTTCAGAAAAGACAGCGCATGATCCTAATAGCCGCATTAACAAAAGCTTGAGGGTTTGGAAATGTGCTGATGGATGTGCAATTCGTGGTCTTACAAAAGGCACAATGAGGTAAATATGTCAGATATAGAATTAACAGAACGCGAACAAGCTATAGCCAAAGAAGCGGCAAAGATTGCCATTGAAGAATTGGCTGGTGAGTTTTACAAACAAGTAGGTAAGACTGTTATCAACAAGATTCTTATTTGGATTGGAGCAATTGTGGTTGGATTTGCATTTGGTAAAGGTTGGATTGTAAAATTCTAATATGCCAAGTAAATCAAAAGCACAACATAATTTCATGGAGGCGGTGGCCCACAATCCAGCGTTCGCCAAGAAAGTGGGAGTCCCGCGTAGTGTGGGGCAGGAGTTCAGTAAAGCGGACACAGGCCGCACATTTAAAAGAGGTGGAGAAATGAAAGATCACGAAGCTCACGGGCATCATATGAAAATGGCTCATCATCATTTGCAAATGGCGATGAAACACGGCGGTCACGTCAAAAAAATGGCATCTGGTGGATCAACTACTGGTATGCATGGTATTGAAGAGAAAAAAGGCATGACTACAGCCAAGATGAGCAAAGTTACTGAGGGCGGTAGAAAACCACACGGCGAGCACTCTGTTGAGAAAAAAGGCGCTACAAAAGCTATGATGCCTAAGATGAAGGGCAACACAGTTGGCGATGGACCTTTGTATAACGTTAAAGGCCCAGCTATGAAGCGTGGCGGTAAAACTCATCACAAGAAATAAGGACTAAAAATGTCACATCATCCAGAGCACCACAAGCACGTCCATCCTGCTGGTCATGAGCATCATCATGAGCACAAGCACGCAGTTCACCATTTAAAAGAGCATGAGGAAGGTGGACATAAACACCATCATCATCATTATGGTGAGCACGCCGCTGGACATACTAAGCATCATGAAACTGTAGAGCACTTGCATAAGCATCAAGCTTATAAGCATGGTGGTCATGTACATCACAAAGGATAAATCATGCCAATGCCACAAATGACTATACGTCCTCCTATGGCTGGAAAGATGCCTGTTAGACCAGGAATGGCGGCGGCTCGTCCAGGAGGTATGATGAAAAAAGGTGGTATGGCTCATCGCTGTCACGAACGTGCTGATGGTTGCGCTGAAAAAGGGCACACCAAAGGCAAAATTGTGATGTGTGGTGGCGGTCACGTCAAAGGATAAATCATGGCTACAAAAGATGCTGGAGCTGGTAGAGGCTTTGTAAATCCTCAACGCACTGACGAATCAGATGCAGATTATGTTTCACCTAAAGATCGTTACGATATGGAAAAACAACGTAACGAACAAAAAACCCAAGAGAAGACCAATACTGCCGCACAAGAGGCTAGTAAAAACATGAAAAAGGGTGGCAAGGTTAAGCATAAAATGTCTAAGGGCGGTGCATCACACCGTGCAGACGGTTGCATTGAACGCGGCCATACCAAAGGACATATGCGATGATTTCAAGCCGTGGCATGGGTGATATTAATCCTTCAAAAGTGCCTGGCAAGAAGAAGGGTGGAGAAGTTTGGGATAAGCCTCGTCCAAAAGGACTTGGCAAACCCAAGAAGTTATCTTCTTCCAAAAAAGCAAAGGCTAAAGCAATGGCAAAGGCCGCTGGTAGACCTTATCCAAATCTAGTTGACAACATGAGGGCCGCAAAATGAGTTTATTAAATATTATTGAAGAAAAAGCTGAATACTTGCTTAGCGAGCTTAAAGTTCGTGCGGTACAACAGCAAAGAGATCATGGCCATATTGCAGATGATCTTCAAGAGATTATTGACGGTTTAGAAAATTATGTTGTAGCACCTGTTAACAATGTTATTTTTGAGCCTGTAATTGAAGTTGTAGAAGAAGTGCAACTTGTTGCACCCACTCCTGTTGCTGTAACATTAACTTGTGTAGCTCCTAAATAATGGCTACTACTTCTGGTTCTTCCGCGTTTAATCTTCAGTTAACTGATGTTATAGAGGAGGCTTATGAGCGCGTTGGAGTTGAAGTAAGAAGCGGTTATGACGTAAGGACTGCTAGGCGTTCTCTTAATTTATTGTTTACAGACTGGGCCAATCGTGGTCTTAATATGTGGACATTTGAGCAGGACTATATCCCTCTTGTTCAAGGTCAGCCTACATACGCATTGCCCGATGACACAGTAGATATTATTGAAAACGTCATTAGAACTAATGCAAATGTGGCCAGTAACCAGGCCGATTTAACAATTACGCGTATTAGTATTGATACTTATGCTACCTTGCCTAACAAGTTAAATCAAGGAAGACCTATTCAGGTTTGGATTCAGCGTTTAACGGCTAATAATCAACCTACAAGTAATGCAATTTCGGCCGCTATTGGTACGACAGATACCACTATAGCTGTAAATTCTCTTATTGGTTTACCAAATGCAGGTTGGATTACGTTAGATTCCGAGTTAATTGGGTATAACGAAGTGCAACCAGCCGCAAATGGCAACCCGCCTTACCTATTAAACTGCACTAGAGGCCAGCAAAATACAACTGCGGCATCTCATGCTTTGGGTGCTCCTATCATTTTGTCTCAAAAGAACAGTATTACTGTATGGCCAACGCCTGATTCAGCCGCAAGTTACCAGTTTGTGTACTGGAGACTACGCAGAATGCAAGATGTTGGTAATGGAGTCAACATAATGGATGTGCCATTCAGGTTTGTAAACTGTATGGTGTCTGGTTTGGCTTATTATTTATGTTTAAAAGTACCAGATGGGCTAAATAGACTACAAATACTTAAGCAACAATACGATGAATCCTGGGATTTGGCTTCAACAGAGGACAGAGAGAAGGCTTCTTTACGGTTTGTGCCGCAGAGAATGTATATTGGTGGTGGAACCTAATGGGAAACAGGTTTTCTTCTGGTAAAAACTCGATTGCAGAGTGTGATCGGTGTGGTTTTCGCTATAAGTTGTTTGATCTTAAAAAAGAGATCATTAAAACCAAGACGTATGACTTAAAAGTGTGTCCAACTTGTTGGGACCCAGACCAGCCGCAGTTGCAACTTGGTATGTACCCAGTAGATGATCCACAAGGCGTGCGTGATCCAAGGCCAGACATTAGTTATTATCAATCTGGTACAACTGGATTGCATACTTGTCGGTCAAACGGTACAAGTATTACGCAAGATGGGTATCCTAGCGAAGGTAGCAGGGTATTTCAGTGGGGTTGGAATCCAGTTGGGGGAGCAAGTTCTTTTGATGTTGCTCTTACACAGAATTACTTGCAACTCAACGTGCAAGTTGGTACAGTAACCATAGTAACAACGTAGGAGAAATCATGAAACATGACGATATTCAAGAAGATAAAAAGCTGATCAAAAAGGCTTTTGGTATGCATGATAAACAAGAGCATACTGGTAAGCATACAGACTTATCCAAACTCAAAAAGGGCGGTAAAACTGTTAAAAAGATGGCAAAAGGCGGTGTAACTGGCCAATCTATGAAAGCAATGGGTCGTAATATGGCTCGTGCAATGAACCAGAAGAGCTCTGGTCGCGGAGGTTAATATGAAGACAATGGTTAAACCAACCAAAAAGAATAGCCCATCTATTCACAGGGCAAAAGATGTTCACAATGGTAACGCTGATGAATATTCCCGTCCTCACACAATGAGCGGCAAAAACATTAGTCCCAAGACTGATTCTTTTGTTCATACAGACCCTAATACGCTTAATGCGAAACAACAAGGCCGTTTGACAGGTACATTGCGCGTTAGCATGGGTGATCCTGGTGCTAATGATGTTAAGACTGATGGTATTAAGATGCGTGGAGCTGGAGCGGCTGAGCGTGGCTTTATGTCCAGAGGCCCAATGGCATGAGTTTAGATTACTCTCAGCTTTCTCAGTCAATACAGGACTATCTACAGAACTACGAAACCACTTTCGTAGCGGATATTCCTACGTTTGTTGAGCAAGCTGAGCAAAGAATCTATAACACGGTTCAATTTCCATCTTTGCGTAAGAATGTTACGGGCGTTTTGACGGCTTATAACCCATATTTAGCTTGCCCTACAGACTTTCTTGCGCCGTATTCTTTAGCTGTTTATACGACTGCATCTGCTACTGCAACTGGCACTGCTGGTACATATACAATTACTACATCAGGAACTGTTACAGGTAACATCCAGATTGGACAATATGTGACTGGAACAGGTATAGGTTCTAGTGCTTATGTCACATCGGTATCTGGAACTACGGTTTATTTATCTGTGGTTAATGCTAACAATGTTAGCGGCACAATTAATTTCCAAGGGCAGTATAACTACTTGCTTAATAAAGATGTTAACTATATGCGTGAGGCATTTCCATTGCCTAATTATTACGCTACGCCAGGATATTACGCGCTTTTTGGGCCGTCTGTGGTAAGTTCAGCGCTTACAAATAATCTATCATTTATTGTTGGTCCTACGCCTGATATTGGGTATAGTGCAGAGATGCATTATTACTATTATCCTGTTTCTATTGTGCAATCTGCTGTTAATGTAACTAGCATTTACACGGCTGGATCGGGATATACAAATGGTACATATTACAACACAGCTTTAACAGGCGGTACTGGAAGTGGTGCAAAGGCTGATATTGTTGTATCTGGAGGGGCTGTAACATCGGTCACAATGAGTACAAATGGGTCTTATTTTGCTGTAAATGACTTGTTATCAGCATCTATTCCAGGTGGTACAGGATTCCAATTGCAAGTTAGTTCGGTAAATAACCCAACGGGAACAAGCTGGCTGGGTCAGAATTTTGATTCTGTTTTACTATATGGTTCACTTGTAGAGGCATATACGTTTATCAAGGGAGAGCCTGATTTGATAGCTCTTTACGATAAAAAGTATAACGAAGCATTGGCAATTGCAAAACGTCTTGGAGATGGTATGGAGCGTCAAGATGCATACAGATCGGGACAATATAGACAGGCGGTTACATAATGGCTTTTCAACAAGGTGCAACAACCAGTTTCAAAGTCCAGCTTGCTCAAGGCTTGCACAACTTTGGCCCTACAAGTCCAAATACTTTTTACATTGCTTTATTTAATGGATCGGCAACGCTTGGGCCATCAACAACGCAGTATGTATCTGGTTTGACGGGTGAAGTTGTTGGTACTGGGTATACGGCTGGTGGTCAGGCGTTGACAATTAGTACAACGCCAACATCTGGATCAACGGGCGGCACGGTAGGGTATTGGTCTTTTAATGATGCTATTTGGAGCCCTGCCGCCTTTACTGTTAGAGGCGCATTGATTTACAATGCAAGTCAAAATAACGCTTCTGTTTGTGTATTGGATTTTGGTAGTGATAAAATTTGTTCTAACTCATTTACTGTTCAGTTCCCAGTTGCTGGGTCTACAACAGCCATTTTAAGGATTGCATAATGTTAATCACAACGACTAAAGGCGAGATGGATGATTCATTACTGGAGCACAAATCTGGCAGTGTAGATAATGATGTTGAATATACAACTTGGGATGAGTATTACTTAAACGGTGAGCTTGTGCATCGTTCTGCCCATGTTACTCTTAAGAAAACACCCTTTACCGATTTGATCGGTGCAACTTTAGGATAAATCATGGCAAATCAGCAATCAATGTGTACTTCTTTTTTAGGTGAGTTATTGAGTTCAACTCATAACTTTAGTTCCGCTAATCCTGCGCATACGGCTAACACGGCTGATACGTTCAAGGCGGCTTTGTATGTTACGACTGCTACAATGAATGCGTCTACTACTGCGTACTCTGCTACCAATGAAGTATCTGGTACTGGATATTCAGCAGGCGGGGTGACAGTAACAAATGCAACCAATCCAGCATCTACAAACTCATCTACTACGGCGGGAGTAGGGTATTGGACACCATCCGCAAGTATTATTTATTCAAGTGTAACACTATCAACTGCATTTGATACGATGCTTCTTTATAACTCATCACAGAGTAACAAGGCGGTAGCTGTATACACGTTTGGTTCACAGACCATTACGGCTGGAAACTTTACATTAACAATGCCATCTAACACGACTACAACTGCATTAGTTCGTTTGTCTACAACTTAA